AATTATAACAAAAGTTAGCATACTTGGCAAGTACATAAAGCGATAATTGAAAATAGTTAAATCGTTGATACACAAGGGTTTATGATGTACTCAAAATTTCTCTTGACAAAAACTGCGTAACTTGGTGGTCTGTTGGGTAGGTACTTGCCATATAACGGTAAGTGTGTTACTATACCTTCAATGCAAGCCCTGTAATGTGCGGGGTATAACTTAGGAGTCAGTATGTCCATGCTTATTAAGTTTGCGCTTGTGTGCGCAGTGGCGTGCCTGTGTGGGTGCGCTGGGCAAGGTGTTACAGTCACTGTGCCAAAAACTGGAACTGTTACAGTAGTGGATGGTAAGATTACTTCCGGCGAGGTCATTGTTGATGGGGTAGTTGTTTCTGTTGCACCTCCGGTTCAGTAAGTTGATCTGGATAGGTACGGAGGATTACACCTTCGTACCTGTCAACAGGAGCTATATGGCAAATGAAATAGTAGTATGGGGGCGTGGCCCTTTACGGCGTGCGGTTAGTTTAGACAAGTTGGCTGAATCCTTTGAGGAGTTCGGCAATGATGGATTGTCCCTGAGAGAAATCAGTGATCGCATGGGTACTGATGCAGGACGGATTACTCGCAAGTACCCTGAATTGAAGTCCGCATACCAACGGGGCATAGATGGCCGTACAATAGACGTAGAAGCCATGCTGATGAAAAGGGCATTAGGTTATAAGGGTACTACCAAAAGCGTCACTAGAAGGCTAATGGGGGGCGTAGAAGTAGAAGTAGTAGAAAAGGTAGAGGACGTAGACATACTACCGGATGTGGGGGCAATGCGGTTGCTACTTAAAGGACGTACTAAGCGGTATAGTGGGGATGAGGACATGAAGGTAGGAGTGATTGTCAACTTGACGGCGCAAGATAGTAGGCTATGAAAATGTTTGATACATTTATTTTGGGCATTGCAGGTCTGTTCTTCCTCTTTGGTGTAGTACTGCTTGTAGTTTGCTCACTTTGATACTCTTATGGATAATACAGAAATAGTACAGTTATTCAAAAAGACAGTAAAGCAGGAAGAGGCTGTAGAGTTACTGGGAAATCCTGCTGTAATAAATGTACTGCTAGCCGGTGGGAGCAGAAGTGGAAAAACCTTTATTCTCTGCTATGCCCTGTTTGTACGTGCGCTGAAAGCACCGAATAGCAGACACCTTATACTGCGTTTACGATTTAACCACGCGAAACAGTCTTTAGCTCTGGATACTATTCCCAAGATGCTGCGCCTGTGTTTCCCGAATGTAGATATCAAACTCAGTAAGGTGGACTGGTATTATACTCTGCCTAATGGGGCTGAGGTATGGATTGGTGGCTTGGATGATGGTGACCGGATTGAGAAGATTCTGGGACGTGAGTTTAATACTATCTACTTTAATGAAGCCAGCCAGCTAGACTGGAAATCTATTGGCACAGTTAAAACTCGTTTAGCCCTTAAACATCCGGCACTAGTAAACAAACTGTACTTTGACTGTAACCCACCTAACAAACGGCATTGGTTATATAAAATCTGGATTGAGGGTAAGAATCCTGATAATGAGAACGTACCATTAGTAGACAAAGCCTCATACGGCTATCTGCGGATGAACCCCAGTGACAATACAGCTAACTTAGCCGATAACTACATATCTACTATATTGGATGGATTAAGCGAACGTGACCGTAAACGGTTCAGGGATGGTGAATTTACTGATGATGCAGAAGGTGCATTGTTCAAATGGGAAGATTTATGCAAGTATCGGGTAGCAAAAGCACCTGATTTACTCCGTGTTGTTATCGGTATTGACCCTGCAGTGACTAGTAATGATGGTTCTAACAATACAGGTATAGTAGCGGTAGGCGTTGCCAAACTAGGTAAAGAAGACCACTATTATGTATTGGGCGACTATACTATGTCCGGTACGCCGTTTATGTGGGCAAAAGCAGCTATAGATGCCTATGATGCAACGGAAGCAGACAAGATAATTGCTGAAATTAACCAAGGCGGTGACCTAGTAGAGCATAACTTACGTACCCTGCGACCACTAATACCGTATGAGTCAGTACGTGCTACCCGTGGTAAGGCTATACGTGCTGAACCTGTTGCTACTGTATGCGAAAAAGGTAGATTGCACATGGTAGGCGAGTGGCCTGAACTGGAAAATGAACTAACAAGTTGGGCACCTGCATCCGGCGAGCCGTCACCCGACAGACTAGACGCTATGGTGTGGGCTGTACGTGCCTGCATGGGTGCAAACAAACGCATCGGTACATGGTGACTTGACAGATTACTTAATAATTAGTATAGTGAATTAACACTTTAAGGATAACTATGCCCACAAAACGGAAATCAAATAAAGCGGATACTGTAGATGTACCTGTTCAGGTAATGCGGCAGTTACTCTTTGGTAATACTACTGCTGGCATATCTCCGTCTCGTATGGACTTCATGAATAGGACTGGTACGCATAATCAGTTCTCTGGTACACGCAATATACGTGAAGTTGCAGGTTATCCAGAAACATTAGCCTTCGATGACTACCTTACTGCTTATGATAGGCAGGATGTAGCAACCCGTGTTATCGAAACCTATCCTGATTATACATGGATTGATGTGCCGAACATCTATGAGACAGAGAAACCTAAAGATACCAAGTTTGAAAAGGATATTAAAGCGTTATTTCAGTCGGGTACAGTCGTTTCTACCTTACGTGCGCTAGACATCCTAGCGGGTATTGGTGAATTTGGTCTGCTTGTTATAGGTATAGATGATGGGGGCAAGCTAGATTCCCCTACTCTACCTATTAGCAAGTCGCACAAAATCATGTATATGCGCCCGTATACGGAAGGTGAAGTAGTAATCAAGTCATGGGATACTGATCCTACTAGTGAACGGTACATGATGCCGCTAACTTATCAGATAACTCCTGCTGAATATACTGCAAAATCGTCCACATTGCCGATGATTAGCACAAACTTTATCGTGCATCATAGCCGTTGCATCCATTTTGCGGACAATGCACTCAACAGTGTTATCTATGGTACGCCCAGATTGAAACGGGTATATGATCGTTTAATGGATATACTGAAAATTGTTGCTGGTTCTGGCGAAATGTTTTGGCGTGGTGCATATCAAGGGTTCAGTTTTGAAGCTGAAGCTGACGGCGAATTTAGCGACGATGACAAGACCGCCATGAAAGACTCCATTCAGAAGTATTTGATGGGGTTAGACCGCGCAATGCTGCTTAAAGGTGTTAAAACTAATCCACTCGCTCCCTCCGTATCTAGTCCAAAGGAACATTTAGACGCACAACTGACTATGGTGTCTATTGCCTCCCGTATTCCTAAGCGGATTTTGACAGGTAGCGAGATGGGTAAGTTAGCTTCTACACAGGATGCGGCTAACTGGGCACAGCAAATTAAAACACGGCGTACAAATGTAGCATCTCCTAAGATACTGCGGCCTTTTATCCAGTTTTGTGTCAAGAACCACATTATTGCTGCCCCGGTAGGTGCAGAGGATGCCTTTACAATTGAATGGCCTGCACTAGAGTTGCCTACTGACAAAGATCAGAGTGAAATCGCCATGAATTTCACTAATGCGCTTGTGCAGTACGCCACAAACAATCTGTATGTAGTGATTCCGTTCAATCTATATCTGCAGAATGTCTGGAATTATCCTGTTGAACGTGCTAACGAGTTCTCGGCACAGTTTAACACTGCTTCCTTTGAAAAGTTAAGCAAAGAACTAAAGGAAAAGCCTGCTACATCCGGTGTACAGACACCCAAAAGTACGAAAAATGAGACACCTGAACCATAGTACTTGACAGAATCCTTATAATTTAGTAACTTATAACAAAAGGACAATTATGGCAGAACTGGTAACTTTAGCAGCAACAAAGGTAGATTCTAGTACACTTCAACTTAGAACATTGAATGGTCGTACCTATCTCGTTGGCCCCGTAGTAATGGCTAAAGAACAGGTAATGAATGAGTTGCTTTATCCTAAAGATGAACTTTCTAGGGGTTGCCCCGGTTGGAATGGTAGACCCGCAACTGTAGGACATCCTAAAGTAGATGGCAAACACTGCTCCGCAAATGTCCCTGCTATCTTAGAAGCAAACCAGATTGGGTTTATCTTTGACTCCAATATGGACAATGACAAGTTACGTGCGCAGTTATGGATTGATGTAACGAAACTTGATATGTTCCCTGAAGTACGAGATGCGATTGCAAACGGTGTTATGCTAGAAGTGTCAACAGGTTTGATGCTAGATATGACTACGGACGAAGGTATGTTCAACAATGTTAAGTACAAGGGTAAAGCAGTGAACCATTTACCTGACCATTTAGCCTTGCTACCCGGTGACGTAGGCGCGTGCAGCATTAAGGATGGTGCAGGTTTCCCTCGTATCAACCGTATGTTTGCAGGCAATGAAGTTGCATTTGCTGAACGTAATCGCCTGTTACGTGCAGCATTAACTACATTATACACTGACACATACTTTTACCTAGTTGAACTATTTGATGGTAGTGTAGTCGTTGAAAATCAGAGTAAACTATTTGCACATACGTATGAGTTAGATAAAGAAACTGGTAAAGTTACATTGGGTGCACCAGTAGAAGTGTTCCAGAAGATAGACTATCCGCCAATCACACAATTAGGAGTTAATACAATGACAGAAGCAGAGAAGAAAGCGAAGGATGAAGCAGATGCACTAGTCAAGGCTAATGCAGATGCAGAAGCAGCGGCTGAGATAGCAGCGGATGAAAAGGCCAAAGCTGACGCGGAACTTGCGGCTAATGCTGAGAAGGCAAGAGTAGAGGCAGAGAATGCTGAGAAGGCACGTATCGCCGCACTACCGTCACCTGAAGTTAATGAAGCACTAGAGTTTCTCAAGTCTGAAAAGGCTAAGCTAGTTGCTGAAATCCTTGCTAACAAAACAAATACTTTCACAGAAGTTGAACTAAACGAAATGAAGTTTGGACAACTGCGTAAGATTGCTACACTAGCGACACCAACCCACGCTAATGTAGATCGTGCTGGTTTGGGTGGCCCCGGTGGTATGTCTGCCAATGGGAGTATTGTTGATGAATCCCCCTACATTGGGGCTTAATAAGAGGTAACTATGGCTGTAACACAAAATTCAGTTATTGTGCGCTCGTTTAATGAGGTGTGGGAGGATGGTACTTTTGCACACACTTCTTCGAGTTCAGAAGTAATTTACCCCGGATACTTGGTTTACCAGTATTCTGGTGGTATTACCACAGGCGACCCTGCCGCTCTTCCTACATATCGCGTAAATGCTGATATCAATTACCCACCCGTAATCGTATTTGAAAACGATCTCGCTGGTGAGACGATTGACGACGACATTGCTTCTGGCGATTACATCCGTGTCAAGTTCCTTGCTCCGGGTGAAAAGTATGTTGTATATGGACAGGCCACAACCGCAATCGCAGTTGGCGACCTACTCAGTCCTCATACAGACGGTAAGGTTATCGCGCACAGTGGGCCGGGTAACAACGCCCAGACCCTCTTCCGTGCGGAAACTGCAGTAGCCGCTGACGCTACTGATACCCGCCTAGTTGTTCGTGTTCTTCGCGTCTAATGAAAGGAGTATATTATGGCTTTTGCACCATTCATGGTTAATATTGATGAAGCGAACATTCCAGTCATTGGCGAGTTTAACGCTTTTGATGTGAATGCCAAACGCCCCTATCGTGGGGAGAAGCGTACTGACCTTGCTTACATTACCGAATCTGCTGGTAATGACGCTGAAGGTAAGCCTGCTTACAAGGCTCGTTGCGTTGGTGTTGCCAATGCTTCCACCTTACTTCGGGATGAGTGGAAGGTTATTGATGACGCTATTGGCGTAGCCCGTCAGAAACGGATGAACTTCGTAAACTGGCTGATCTCAAAGGGTTGCGTAATTGACATTCCTAATGGTCTAGGCGTTACACAGTACGAATGGCAGAACATTGGTAGTCTCTCTGGCGCAGACATCAGCATGGACGGCTTAAAGCAGGGTGATACTGATCGTGTTGAATACACATCGGCCACCATGCCCCTGCCGATCATCAGCAAGAACTGGCGTCTAAACCTCCGCTATCTTGAGGAAAGTCGCCGTAAGGGTATGCCTATGGATACCTACTTCATGGCTGAGACTGCACGTATTGTAGCCCAGTATGTAGAGTCTATGGCAGTTACGGGTGTTGGCAGCTTTAAGTTTGGTGGCGATACAGTCTACGGGCTGCTTGACTCCCCGAACGTAGAAGCGGTTACTTCCGGTAGCGGCGTGTTCACAGTAGCATGGGATGATGCTACCGCCACAGGCACAGGTATTCTGGCTGACGTTCGCGCAATGGCACAGAAGCTGAATGACAATCTGCGCTACGGCCCGTTCGCTATGTGGCTACCGCAGAAGTATCAGCTTGCACTTGCTAAGGATTACTCCACCGAGTATCCCAAGACGATTGCACAGCGGATTCTTGAGACTGGTATCGTTTCTGAAATCCAGTACAGCGATTACTTCACACAGTCTGGTGGTAAGGATCGCGTGGTCATGATGGAAGCCTCTAAGGAAACTATTGCTATCGTTCGCGGTATGGAGTTCCGCGATTTCGAGTGGCAGAGCCTTGGCGGGTGGGTCATGGAACACAAGGTTGCCGGTATCTATGCTCCGCTAATTCGCGCCGATGCGGGTAGCAAGTATGGCATCGTCAAGGCTACCTTGGGTTAAGGTTTGATACCAAAGTAGCGTCAGGGTATGCCGGTAGTAATATACTGGCATACCCTTCATTATATAAGGTACTTATGATTTCCATACTTATGACACCTTGTTTTAAGACAGGTGAGTTTCAGGCACAGTACGAAACAATAAGTAAGACGATTGGGTGTGAATTTGAGGTGCTATGCACACTGATTAACGGTGATCCTGAACGTGATTGGTTTGAAGCATACTTTAAGGCAAACAATATCAGATACCTAAAAGTACCAGATTTAGGATACACTACTCTGATAAATATACTAGCAGCACGCGCATTAGGTGACATAATGTTATACATTGCACCTACTACGACTATAGACGAAACTGAACAAGACTGGGGTTTGAAAGTAGTTGCAGCATTAAGTGATAAGGATAGAATCTG